AGAGGAAGATTTCTGGAAATGTTCGGATGCAATGTTAGAGCATGTTGGATATAGACCGTCATTCATTGCAGTAATAGTTGAAGAAAACGAACATACGGCAGTCAAAACCGTAGAGTTAGCAAAGAAAATGGACGTAGTTTGCAAAGTTAATTATGCAATGGCTTCAGGGTCACAATCAGCGCCATACAGACTATCTAAGATTTATGAAAGATATATAGAAATCTGGAAAGCTGGATTATCTGACTGGGAACATAACACTCAACAGATGTTGAAACGATTACGCGGTAGTGTAACGATTTGTCCACAAGCCAGAGATTGTGATAGTCATATTCGCACGATACAGCCTGAAGGTGACTACTACTCTTGTGGCGCTTTTGGCGATGATTTAGACAAAGGCATAGATTTTGATTATGAAATGAACGGCGGCTTTACAACTCCATTAAAGGATGATATAAATTTAATGAGTTTAAAAAAAGCATGTTTTTCTTGTCCTATGTTTGAGATATGCAATGGGTGTTCAAAAACTATAAAAGATTTAAAAGAATATAACATGGTTGAAGATCATTGCAAACACATGAAATCCATGGCAAGCGATATTATTGCTCTAAATAGGCTTGACGTTGAAGTGAGTCCATATGAAAGAGAATATTATGATTGAAACTATATTTCCAACAAAAATATTTAGATCGAAGATAGATTTTACAGATGATGAAAATGAATCTTTGAAAGCCTTTTGTCAGTCTCTTATGATGCAATATATGACTGAAAATAAAATAAGTTTTAGGGAAGCTGGAGAATTAGAGAATGTTCCTGTGTTCTCAGATTTCAATCTAAAAACTTATCCTCTTATGTCTAGACTGTATAATTTTTTTGCAGTCTCTTTCTTAGAACTTCTCCAAGAATATGAGCCGACCGCCGAGCTTGAGGAAGTATATAATGCTATGCAAGCGACTATGGGCAAGATGCCGTTTATGAGAAAGGGCGACTATAAACAAATTCATTGTCATAGAGGCAACGCATTGGTCGCAGTATTTTATTTAGATTCTGTAGATAATGATATGCATGGAGGCAAGCTAATTTTGCACGATCCTTCTTTTAATAACACAGTGCGAGCCCGGACAAATCCGCAACACGAAATACAAACAGAAAAAAACTCTATAGTAATTATACCCGCCCATGTTTGGCACGAGGTAACTCCATACTTCGGTAATGACGAAAGACTTACAATTACTATGGACATAGAACTTGTCAACATACCATGATCGTTTCAATAAACCCAACTTACTTCTGCAATTTTAGATGCGACTTTTGCTATCTAACGCCAGAGCAATTAGGCAATCAAAAGAAAATATCGCCAGAAAGATTAGATGAGTTATTAGGACAAATTCCTAACATAGAGCATATAGATTTATATGGCGGCGAAGTCGGAGCAATAAAGAAGTCATACTTTTATAGCATAAAGAATGTCATACGTCAACACTTTTATAATACGATTAACATTAATACCAACTATTCTATGATGCACCCAGGTTTCTTTGACAGTGACGTTTATCTTTCGGTATCTTATGATTTTGAAGCAAGAGAAAAATCTGATCTAGTTTTTCAAAATATGATGTTGAGTACAAGGCCAATAGCTGTACTAATTCTAGCTACGGAAAAAGTGCTAAAGAAAGACGTTATGGAAATGATTAATATGTTGAATCTATGTTCTTCAATAAAATCTGTTGAAATTAAACCATACTCAATCAATCAAGCTAATGCCCATACTGTGACGCATAAAGATTTTGAGAACTTTGTTATAAAATGGTTAGAGTTAGAAGAACATATGAAGTTTCAATTTATAAATTGGGATAGAATAGAGGATTCATATAATAAAAAATATAATGCGTTCTCAGATGACCATATATACATTACTCCAAATGGCAAATTTGGTGTATTAGAATTTGATGAGGCAGATAGGGAATATTTTCTTGAGTTGGATAGTTGGACAGACTATATTGATTGGACAAAAAAAGAAAAAACAACTATGAGTCCAATCTGTAAATCGTGTGAATATTTTGGAACCTGCTTAACTGAGCATTACAGATATGTTAAGGATTTAGATAATGGCTGTAACGGATATAAAGGATTATTGGACTGGTATGGAAGATTGGAAAATAGCGAGTCAAGTTTATCACCTTCTTAACAAGCATCATACAGATGATTTGAATAGAGTAGATATTACTTGGACGGACGATACTGTTAAATGGGCAGTCAAGCATTTTAATGATTATATTGATGAATGGGTATATCCAGCAAAATCATACTTTGTTGCGATTTGCTATGCGTCTTGGCTATCTGAAGATTTTGATGAAAATTTCTTTGAGTTATTAGATGATAAATATTTATTAGCTGACAATGATCCTCATTTTGTGCAGTATAGTTTAGACGTAACGACATACGAAAATATTATAAAGCAAATAACATTTCCACTAAAAATGACTGGTATGGTCCCAGATGTGAGAAAATATTATGAGGACGAGTTTAAAATAGCACTAGAAAAGATATAAATAAACATAAGCAACTTATAGCAAAGATGAAAAAAATGACAAGAAAAATCTCAGTTAATCTTACAGATACTATTGAAACTTGGCGCCAATCTACCAACTCTATGTCAGCATACGTTGGTGAGCCAGATCAATTGCTTACTACAAACAAATCTGATATCGTTTCTGCTATAAATGAAATTGCTCCACAAGTGACTACATCTACAATAAGGTCATTACAAACTCTTGCTTCAGGCGGCACAGGAAGTCATACAACACTTGTATATGATTCTAACAGCGGGGCTTGGCAATTTAATTGTAATACAATTTCTCAATCAGATATGAGTCCATTATCTGCATCTGTTATTACAAGCGGTGTTTTTCCTGTTGCTAGAATACCCAATATTTCAGCAAATAAAACGACAAGTGGTGTATTCAACAAGGCACGTATTCCATATATTCAAAATTTAGATGGACAATTAGGAGATTCCCAAGTCGGATTTGTCTCTGACGATGTTCCTGAAGGTAGCTCACACCTATTCTATACAGACTCAAGAGCGAGAAGTGCTTTAAGCGGCGGTCCGTATATTGCATATTCGCAACTAACTGGTGTGATCCAGACCACTGTTAGTATACCGGAAGATATAAGCCAACTGGCAGACAATCTAGGAATATTGGGTTTATCCTTGCCCAAAATCTATGTCGATTCTGTCCAGCCTCAATTCTATACCCAAGGAACTTTTTGGTATGATAATAAGCGCGATATTATACAAATTCGAAATGACGGAGGTCAACTGATCTCAAACCTTGACCCGGTGCCAGGCGTTGGGAATGCTTGGGCAAAAATAGGACATATTGATAGTAGCGGCACAAAGATGGATATCCTTGATAACACTACTGTAGTAAAAATTCTGGCTCAAGATAGTGTAGTTAATGTCGGTATGTTAACAATTCAAGATTCATCTGCATGGACAGCAGGAACTAGTACGTTAGAAACTTTAGTTTCTCCATATAATATAGCTAAAGTTGTTGCGGCCGCAGGTGGCGGAGGCGGCGGCGGTGGTGGTGGTGGCGGTGCTGCGGCTAGTCGGACCACTGCACAAGTCGTAACAGGTTCAATTGCAGCAAACATAGACGCAGACATTGAAATAACAAGCGCACCGAAAGCATATATGCTATTGCGGGCGAAGGTATCTGCAACTTCATGGTTAAGAATTTATACTTCTGCTGCTGCAAGAACCGCAGATGCTTCTAGGAACCAGTTGACCGATCCTGCGCCAAATTCGGGAGTTATTGCAGAAATCTTGCACCCAACAAGTGTTGGCGGATCAAGTGGATGGATCAATTTTGCACCCGCAGTACCCGCTTGGAATGAAAGCTCATCTACGACAATCTATATGGCAATCAGAAATCTTCCCACTACTGGCTCTAATACTATTACGGTAGAGCTTGAATATCTACCTCTAGAGGCGTAGAGATATGACTAGGGAATGGGTAGTTACTCTTTATAGAAAAGAAGATTTAGAATCTTTTTATGAAGATATGGAAACACCAGGTGGAAATTTACATATTCCAAATAGAGCAATAAATGTTGAACATCGACGGGAAATAAGTCGTAATACTCATTACATGCTTGAGGATGCGGAAGTAGAATTGTTGAAACAAGATGAACGAGTTTGGGATGTAACATTAAGAGAACTTAACGAAATGTCGATACAACCCAGTGGTTGGGCTACGACTAACCAAGAGTACCATAAGACAGGCTGGAGCGCAGCAAACGGTTTCGGTGTTACTCATGTAGCTACTCATAGAAATTGGGGATTATTAAGACATGCTTCTGGTCAGCAGATTAGTACTTGGGGTGGAGAGCCAAGCGACACAAGATCAGTTACGGCAGATTTGACCGTAACTGCTTCAGGCAAGAATGTTGATGTAGTTATCGCAGATGGACATATTGATCCTGCACACCCCGAATTTGCTGTAAATGCAGACGGAACTGGCGGCAGTCGTGTTATACAAGAGAATTGGTTTAATCATGGTACTCATCCTGGCGGCACTTTTGGTACATCATATCCATATTCTGATAACGGTTCTTATGTAACTGCCACTTATGCAGGAAATAACAATCATGGCTGTCATGTTGGATCTACAGTCGCTGGTAATACACAAGGCTGGGCCAGAGACGCAAATATCTATAATATCTCTCCATTTGCTATTGCTACCAACGATGGTACTGCCGGAAATCCCAATACAGGTTCTGCTTCAATTTCATCTTTTATGTGGGACTACTTAAGGGTGTGGCATAACACGAAGCCTGTCAATGCAGCCACCGGCAGAAAAAATCCTACAATTATTAATTGTAGTTTCAATAGTGCCTTTTCTATAAATGACGGCAACGTCGGACCAATCATGCAAATGAACTATAGAGGTACCGCAGAACCTCGCAGCACTACCAGTTATACATGGCTAGCTGCTCGTGGTATACCTACTATGTATTATCCAACTGGCGCACATCGAATAGGTGGCAGCCCTCCTTTGAGAATTCCGTATTCTTCCACATCATCAATTGCAGATATGGAAGATGCGATAGAGGCTGGTATTGTCGTGACAAATTCTTCAGACAATCAAAGCTGGAAAATCGTGGATTCTACAGATCAAGATTATAATAACACAGCAACATATACTATAGGTGGAACATCCTACGCGCTAAGTTCTCATAGAGGTGGCGGTCAACCGTTTAGCGAAGGAGTTAACAGTCCTATTGTAGTTGGAGCAATGTCAACAGATACAGACGAAGGCCAGGGTTGGTTTAGTAACATCGGCAACAGAGTAGATATATTTGCAGCGGGTATGCATATTCAGGGTTCAATTACTTCTAATACTTACGGCTCTGCCGGTGGAGCTGATCCAAGAAATAGTAGTTATTTTATGACTAAAATGAACGGCACCAGTATGGCAGCACCTCAAGTTTGCGGTGTGTTAGCATGTCTCGCTGAAAGCTGGCCAAATATGACTTGTGCAGAAGCAAGAGTTTGGTTAAATAAATATGGTGAATCCGACTTGATGCACGATACTGGTGCAGATGATCCTAATGATCGGAGCAGTTTGCAAGGTGCCAAAAATTTAATATTGCGATGGTTCAATCAGAGACCTGCAGAAGATATTGCATTTCCCGCAAAAGCAAACTGGGCTTATGCAAACAGACCTGCATCGGGTGGCGTTTTTCCACGTTCAAAAAATAATGTACACGGCAAATGAAAGATAGCAGAGATAACAAATGGTTAGAGTAGTCGATTTACCAACAGAAGTTTCAGGAAACTTAACATCAAACTCAAATTTTGTGATTGTGAGCGGAGTAAGTGTGGGAACTCATGGAACAGCGAGAGTTGCCTTAGGTGAACTAAGTTCATTCTATAATAATGTGGGTGCTTTAAATGACTCCGGGGTTACAGCTTTAGTTGACTCTGCATATATTTTTAATATAATCAATAGCTCGCCTACAGGATCTGTAACAAATACTGCTCCCGCATTTTCATCTATAACAAGTACTCCAACTAGTAGGGACGGTTATGGAATTTTAGACGTCCCTAGATTTTCTGATATCTCCGTAACTCAATTAGCACCTTCTGGTGCTACTAGCACTTTAAGTTATAACGGCAATGGAGCATTCACATATGTTCCAAGTAATCTTGTCGATAGCGCATACGTTAATGCAAGATTTGATATTCTATCAGGACTTGATAGTGCGTTCATTTTAGGAATGGTCGATAGTGCATATGTCGATGCAAGATTTGATATTCCAGTAGCATTTGATAGCGCAGACGTTGTAGGAATGGTTGATAGTGCATATGTCGCTGCAAGGATTCAGGTCTTATCTACATTTGATAGTGCAGATGCTTCCTTTGTCGCTGGTAATCTTGTCGATAGCGCATATGTTACTGCAAGAAGCCCAGCGGCATTTGATAGCGCGTCCGTTGTAGGAATTGTCGATACTGCATATGTTAATGCAAGAGTTGTAATTCCAGCTGCATTTGATAGCGCAGATGTTGTAGGAATTGTCGATACTGCATATGTTAATGCAAGAGTTGTAATTCCAGCAGCATTTGATAGTGCTGACATTATAGGAATTATCGAGGCCGAGGGCACGTTTGAATTTGATAGTGCGGATGCTTCCTTTGTTGCGGGTAATCTTATTGATAGCGCATACGTTAATGCAAGAGTTGTTATCCCAGACGCATTTGATAGCGCGTCCGTTGTAGGGATGGTCGATAGTGCATACGTTAATGCAAGAGTTGTTATCCCAGCGGCATTTGATAGCTCAGACGCCTCCTTTGTTGCGGGTAATCTTGTCGATAGCGCATATGTTAATGCAAGAGTTGTAATTCCAGCAGCATTTGATAGTGCAGATGCATCCTTTGTTGCAGGCAATCTTGTCGATAGCGCATATGTTAATGCAAGAGTTGTTATTCCAGCAGCATTTGATAGCGCAGATGTTGTAGGAATTGTCGATAGTGCATATGTCGCGGCAAGAGTTAGCGGCGGGGGGTCTACATCATTAGACGGATTAACAGATGTAAGTACAAGTGGTGTAACAAGCGGACAAGTATTAAAGTATAATGGTACTAGTTGGGCACCAGATGACGATGACGTTTCAAGTGGTGGTACTTTTGGAGACTTAACTATAGCTGCAAGCACAATTTCATCTAGCGGAACAACAATTACACTAGATGATAATGTTACAGTAACTGGTTCACTCACTAGTAGTCAATCAGGTTCTCCTATATTAACAAGTTCCACTTCACTTACACTAGAAGCAACGACAAGAACAACTATCTCAAACACTCCTCTAAAATTACACAATTTCACAACAACTCAAAGAAATTCATTAAGTGCTGCATCTGGCGACATGATATATAATAGCACAACAAATAAATTCCAAGGCTTTGCAAACGGCTCTTGGGTAGATTTGCATTAAGGATTGAAGATGTCAGAATTTCATTATCAATTAGGTACACATACAAAAGAACAATATGATGCATTAGATGTTAGTTTGCGTGATGCTAATGATCCAACTTATGTAGCAAGAGCAGTTAGTCAAACAGATGATATACTACACAGCCCTACAAGAGGTGTATTTTGGTTAAGTGAGGAAGAAGCCGCAGAGTTAAGAAACGATCCTCAGATTGCATTTATACACAAAAACCCAGATAACTACCCGGAAGAGTTTCCTCAGCCACCTTCTGATGAATTACATTGTGGAATAGAGACCACATGGAGATATAACGAGCCAGTTAAACACTATAATAGATTTTCCTCTACGGCCGACTATCCTTCAAGCCCTACTAGTTCGGATTTGCGTAGATGTGGATACCAGTTGTTAAGAACCTCAAGAAAAAATGGACCAAATCCTAAAAGAGATGTATGGAACTTCGATGCGGGCAATATCAACTCAAATATTGAAAAATACGGCACGGGAAAAGATGTTGATATAATAGTTGCCGATAACGGTACATGGGCAGGACATATAGAATTTATCAATAATAGACCAGCTGGTGAGTCACCTACAGACTATGTAGGTGGTAATCTATTGCCTGGCGGTGGCATTTGTGATTTATTATCTCTTATTCATGATGGTCCATATTATATTGATCCAGATTGGTTTAATGCTTCACCAGGAACTAGACTAGAAACCAGATGGGACGGAACTACAGTACCAACTAATGCGGCGGCTTTAAGTTGGTGGAGTAGTTCAAGTAGTAGAAGTTCTGCCTTTGCTAGTTACGGAACAGTATCTATATATAGTCTCTGTACAAGAGAGAATACACTAGGAGATTTTAACAGTTTGCCCTATGATGCCACGCATGGTACACAGTGTGGCAGTCAATTATTTGGTAGAACTCACGGCTGGGCATATAATGCTAACAAATGGGTACTTGACGCATTTGGTGCCCGTGGCCCAGGAATTACTAAAATATGGGACATTCAAAAAATATTCCATCAAGCAAAACCTATAAATCCAAAATACGGAACTAAAGATCCAACAGTATCTTCAAATAGTTGGGGATATAGAGCGTATCACGACACTACATCATATGCCCATCATAGAACAAATTCACCAATATACTTTACATCAAAAGCAGGCGCACCAGCGTTTATGAGCCAATATGGCGATTTCGGCGATTGGGGTAGACTTAAAAGTGAATTTTTCGATAGTTCCAATGTCACTAGCGCAAAAGAAATGATAGATGCTGGTGTTATTATGAGTGTTGCCGCAGGAAATAGCAATCAAAAACAAGTCAAATGGGATCATCCAGACTATGATAACTATTGGCATACCAGCAACTCAGGACATTTTGGAGACGGCATTACGACAGCCAATTCGGGCATTGCAATGCCAACTATAAACAGACCAGGTTTCCCACAACAGGCTGGATCATATTGGGGAGATCCACAAACATTTAATATTACAGCAAATGTAAACACCAGCGGTAACGCTTGGGTATTAAATGGCACAGATAGAGTCGGCACGATATCTGGCCGAGGAGCCAATCCTAACATTTATATTAATCGAGGAGATACTGTAAACTTTAATGTAAATGCAAGTGGTCATCCTTTTTATATCAAGCATCATGGTAGCACAGGCAATCAAAACCAAGTAAATTTTCCCACGGCTTCGGGACAAGGCACCCAGAACGGTACAGTAAGTTGGACACCTAATCAGAGAACAAAATCAACTCTTACTGGTGAAGAGTATTATTATAATTGTGGCACCCATATCTCAATGCAGGGTATTATAAAGGTACAGACAGGAAATAGAGTAAATCCAGTAATTATTATAGGCGGTCTAGATGATCAGTATTACGTGCCAGCAAGCGGCACCCGTATTGAGCGTAAAGTAACTTACAGCGATATGGGAAATAATATAGACTTGTTTGCACCAGCTGACGGAACTTTGGCCGCAGTTCCCGGAACTTATGGTACTCATATCCCTAGATATGATAACACCTATTTGAGTAAAAATGGTAATACAACTTGGAGTGACGGACAAACTGGTTCACCTATTGAAAGTAGAGATGGAAGATTCAGCGGCACTAGTTCTGCAACTCCTGTAGCGACAGGATTGATTGCTACAATATTGGAATTAAACAGAAATTGGATATGGTTCGATGTAAAAACTTGGCTAGGAACACTACAGAATCAAAGCGATATGATGGATTTCGCCGAAAGTACTACCCCAACAGCGACTTTTTATGTAACAGGTCTGCATGGCGCAACTCCAAGAGTAATATATCAAGGTGGAACATACGGTCATACCACAAAAGAAACTACGATTATCCCGCTGCAATTGTCAGATGGCATATCTATTAGTGGTAGTTTTGATATTGAAAGAGATTGATTAAAAGAAAACTGAGCTTATGCAAACATACAGACGATAAAAAAGAAAGATAACAGATGGTTAGAGTAGTCGATTTACCAACAGAAGTTTCAGGAAACTTAACATCAAACTCAAATTTTGTAATTGTGAGTGGAGTAAGTGTTGGAACCCACGGCACCGCAAGAGTTGCGTTGGGTGAACTAAGCTCATTCTATAATAATGTAGGCGCTTTAAATGATTCAGGCGTCACAGCCTTAGTTGACTCTGCATATATTTTTAATATAATTAATAGTTCGCCCGCGGGATCTGTAACAAATGCTGCACCAGCATTTTCGTCTATAACAAGCACCCCGACTAGTAGAGACGGTTATGGAATTTTAGACGTCCCTAGATTTTCTGATATCTCTGTAATCCAATCTGCACCATCTGGTTCTATTGGCAATTTAAGTTATAGCGGCACTGGAGTGTTCACGTATGTTCCACCTTCGGTGATAGAGTCCACAGGCGAATTAGTTGAGGGCACGAATCTCTATTACACAACATCTAGGGCAGATAGTGATGCTAAAAACGCAATTAGTGCAACTGGCAGTCTATCTTATGATAACAGCACTGGCATTATGTCTTTTACAATGCCTGCCCAAACGACTACAGCTATAACAGAAGGAACAAATCTTTACTTTACTGGCGATAGAGTTGCTGCTATAATTGATAGCGATTATGTCATAGAAAGATCCCCTCCTGGAATAGATTCTGCAACAATGATTGCAAGTATAACTGATCCAAAATATTTAAGATCAGATATAGGTGATAATGGTGTTTCATTATCTCTTTCATCAACACTACATGCAGATGGTGCAATTACATCTGATGGTGATATTACTGCGTTCAATAGTGCGTCTGATAGAAAACTCAAAGAAAATATAGAAGTCATTGACAATGCTATTGATAAAGTAATGATGCTTTCTGGGTACACATTTAACTATATTGGTCGTGAAGAAAAAATGTCGGGTGTCATGGCAGATGAAGTTGAATCTGTTTTACCAGAAGTTGTTTATGAATTTGATGGTGAATATAAAGCTGTTCGTTATGGTAACATGATGGGTTTAATTATTGAAGCAATTAAAGACTTAAAATCCGATATTAACGAATTAAAAGAAAAAGTAAATGGCAACTAGACGTTTTATACCCAACGATCAGTATCCTTTATTTGGAGATGATATACGATCAAGTGAACTACAGAGCCATTTTGGTGGAAGTTCGCCTGTGAGCCTTTCTAATTATTATAAGGGAGGTGGACTTGTATCAGACTCAGATGGTGATTATCTTTTGGGAAGTAATGACTTCGCTGTTCCAGAATCTGGAAAAATATCTTTCAGCAATTTTAGCGTCCGGCCATTTTGGGATCAACATTTTTTTTGTTCTTCGGTAGGGGTCACCACGCCACATAGTTTTACCATACCCCACAACCGCGGCTATAAACATATGAGAATAATCATTCAAGGTTCTGGTGGCAGTGGTACAGTTGGTATGGCGAGAATTAATCCACCCGGCGGTTGGGGTCTTGGTGAATTTGAGAGTGATTTTGGTGGTTCAGCAGCCACTGGTGGTAATGGCGGCGCATATGCAATAAAATTTCAACAGCCAGTTTCGGGCGGTGATGTAATCAATATCCAAGTCGGAGCAGGTGGTGCCGGTTCCGGCGGCGTCTACAATAATAACGCCATCGCTGGTTCCAGAGGAACTTTTGGAACACAGTTCACCAATGGTGGAAATAATAATAACGGCGCAGAGACTTATGTTAAAGTGAACACGACCTATGCGTTGAGAGTTCCTGGAGGACTGGCTTCACAATCAAAATCGAAATTAACAGCAGACTATGACGTTGGTGCGGGTTATTTCGGAAATAACACAAGAACTTTATATAGTCCATCTGCTGATAATAATAGTGGAAGTAATGGAACTAATGGCTCTGATATATGGCTAAATGGTGGACAAGGCGGTATGGGTTATGTTCCATGGGCGTACCGTGAGGACTGGGGTTCGGGCAGGCTCAAGGTCGGCGGCAATACATCTGTTTATGGAAGTGACAGCAAAGCTGGTTATGGTGGCGCAGCGGCAGGGTTTTTAGCGAGTGATCAACTCACAAATCTTCGCGGGAGAGGTTATGAAATATACAGTGTGAATAAAATTCGTTTGCAGTCGGGAGGCCTTTATTGGCGATCGGAAGGCGTTAACGCATTTATGGGCAGAGCAGGCTTTGCTACTGGATATGGTTTTGGCGGCGAGGGCCAATTCGCTAATTATGGTCCATATGCGTCAGAGTCTGGTGGTGACGCTTTTGTAAGAATTATGTTTTTTGATGGTGATTATGGTCCTCATATTACTCCATCATCAGGTCTTGATCCAGACACACCAACATTTACATAGGAGAAAAAAATGGCACAATCTGAAGATATTATGGTTGATCAAGGCAGCGATGTTATGATAAGCCTAGAGTGTTTCAACACAGACGGCAGCGAGAAAAAATTTAAAAAACTTGATCCTAATACTGGTGCAACAATTGCTCCATTTACTGCTTCGGGTAAAGTAGCGAAAAGTTACACAGCAGATTCTTCAACTTTCGTTTCCTTTAATACTTCATTTTTAGATTTGAATAGTCCTAATATTTTACAACTATCACTAACTAATATTCAGACAGAAACTATGAAACCCGGTAGATATGTCTATGACGTTGAAATAACAAGTATTGATTCTGCAACTAATTCTAATATAGTGGAGAGGATATTAGAGGGCACCCTCACAGTCACGCCGGGCATATCTTAGGAGAAAAAAATGTCAAATGTAAAAGTAGTAAGTTCCAACACAATTATCAAAAGGGTTGTTGTGGGCACTCCTGTTCCTCAGGTCGCGCAAATTAGAGTAGTATCTGATTTAGGCGAATTGCAAAATGTTAATGCGCCGAACAATGTCGCTGAGGATGGTCAACTATTGATTTATAATCCAGTATCTGGAGAATATGATGCCAGTATTTTATTGGATAAACAAACCATTGATGCGGGAGAAGGCTTCTAGTTTGTATAAATACAATTGAATCTAAATTTAAGGTAAAGTTTTTATGCCAGCAATTATCCGAATAAAACGATCCGGCGATCTATTAACTCCAGCATCACTAAAAGTTGGCGAATTAGCATACTCTTATGCAGACGCTTCAAAGCAACTATATATTGGAATAGGTCCAGCAATTAACTCTATTGGTGATGCCTCATCAATAGCTGTGATTGGTGGAGAAAGATTTACAGAAATACTCAATTCTACTCCGGGAATAGCTTCTGCGGGAATGGCTGCTGTACTTGGACCTGACAGAAACTTAGACTATCTGAAATTAGATACTGCTGAAATTACAAATGCAAGCATAGATTCTGCTTACATTAGATTTCTTGATGCTGATAGCGCAGTCATTAACAACCTTATGTCAGATTCAGCACATATAACTTATTTGGGAGCAGATAGTGCCTATATTCATAATATTTCTGTTGATAGTGCTTATATACAATATGCCGATATTGACAGTGCCCATATTGATAACGTGTCTATTGACTCTGCTTATATTCGATATGCTGATGTGGATAGTGCCCATATTGATAACGTGTCTATCGATTCTGCTTATGTCAAATTTATGGATCTTGATAGTGGGCATATTGATAATGTAACTATTGATTCTGCTTATGTCAAATATGCAGATATTGATAGCGCACATGTTGATAACCTAGATGTAGATAGCGCACACATTGATTATGCAACAATTGATTACGCAAATATTGATAGTGCAGACATTGGTCAAGTTGATATTGATAGTGCATATATTTCTCACGCAGATATTGATAGTGCTTACATCAGACAACTTATGTCTGATTCAGCAGAAATTACATATGCTACAATTCATACGTCTTATCAGCCGTTAATCACTGGTCCTTCTACAATTACAATTGATCCTTCTGGCATTGGCGACAATACGGGCAAAGTTTTAATCAAAGGCGATCTGCAAGTTGATGGCGATCAAACCATTGTTAATTCAAATGTAGTCTCTACAAATGACAAAAATATTCTCATTGCAGATAGTGCAATAAATGATGCTGCCGCAGACGGCGCAGGCATTACAGTTTACGGAGAACCTTCTGCGGGTATTCACGGTAGAGCAAGTCTTTATTGGGACGCGGCAGAAAATAAATGGCGTACATCTGTAGGTATAATAACACCGACTATTGATGCAGATAGTGGAAGAATTGGAAAATTAAGTGGCTCACATGTAATTTACGACTCTGGAATTATAAGTCAATTTATGTCTGACAGCGCATTTATTACACAGAATGAAGGCATCATATTAAATTATAATATTGGTTACATAGATAAGACTTTTGTTGATAGTATGTTCTGGAACTTTGCAGATGAACATCGACTTATTTTTACAGATAATAATAATAGATTAGTCCAAGATAGCGGCTTAATATACGGTACTAATGTTTCTCCTAATAAAGGAACAGACGTTGGACTTCAAATAGGTAAAAAAATTGTCGCTGGTAATGCAGGTGCCGGCGGCGAGGGTTTTGCGGCAGATGCAGATTCTGGATGGTATAATACTCGCATAACTAATGACGGTACATTAACAACAAATAATTTATTTGCAGAAACATTAAAAATTGGAGATTCTTCATTAGGAAGAAATTATAGCGGAACAGACCGTGGTGTTACTACACCCCACACTTTTTATGGAATAGAAACTACACTTGATAGCTTTACATCAACACTACAAAATAACACATTTAAATCTGACATTAGTAAAGATTCTGCAATAGAATCTCGAATTGCTGGTGAAGATATAAGTTTGGTCACGATTAGAAGTAACGTAGACAGCAGTCTTTTAGAACTGCGTAAAGACGGTTCTTTAAATATTACGGGCGATCTTTACAAAGATGGAGAAAAATATACTGCTGGTGGCATTTTTGATAAAACTCCGTTCGGCCCCGCAGGCGATATTGCAGATGTACAGTATGTTCCTGATCCAACAAAAGTACACAGTCCCACAGGAATTGGAAGTCGTGTTGCAATTGGTAAAAGCAATCCTAAATTTGATATTGATGCAACAGGCAAAACATTTTCGTTCTCAGCACAGATTGCAACAACAGCACTCAACCCCACTCCGTCTGGGCCAATAGTATATCCTCTACAACCGACAGCACAAAACGCAAGTTTGGCAGCTTTAGGCTGGCCTGTTGTTTCTGACGATAGCGATAAGTCAAGGCTTCTTTTTGATACAACACAAGCTAGATTTAGAGCTGGTTATTTTGACTTTACTGATATCGCGGGTAATGAACCAACAGCTTTCGGTGCTTTCTCTGCCGCGTTTGGTAAAAACACTCGGGCAAGCATATTCTCTTTTGCTGCGGGCGATACATCACGCGCATATTCTCCACACAGCTTTTCAGTAGGTAAAACAAACAGAGTTGGTACATTCCAATCAAATGCTGGTGCATATTCTATAGCTATTGGTAAAGAGAATGAAGTAATTGATTTTCAGGGAGCAGGCAATTATGCAGCGTATCATTGGGAACCGACTTATAATTCAACAAATCCTACAACAGGGATTGCGATTGGTGAACTAAATGTCGTAAATGCAGATATTGGTATCGCAATAGGTAAATTAAACTTAGCAGACAGTAATAACTCTATAGCCATAGGTTCAAATAATAGCGTTGCAGAATTATCTATTGGTATAGGTAATTATAATATTGTTGGAGGATCAGCATCTATCGCAATCGGCGGTGAAGCAGGAACCCCTAACGTAGTGTCTGGAAATGCATCTTATGTTATGGGTAAAGGGCATAATGTCGGCGCAAATCTCAGTTTTGCTTTTGGTTCTGGATCTACAATTACAACGGGTAACACAAACTCATTCGCTTTCGGTAAAAATCTAGATATACGAGGCGACAACTCTGTAGGCTTTAACTTAGGTGTCGGTACTGGTGCAGCGACCTGGGTACCAACTACAGCGGATAACTTTATGTCTATCCAAGAAGGAAGTGTTACTATCGGTGGTGACTCTGACCTTGTAGAAGCCGGTATTTCAGTCGGCGTCGGTAACCTTCTTGTTAAAGGCGATTTAATTTATGAAGGTTCATTTTATAAGCGTGGTCCAAATGGTGTAGAAAATACGAATCCATGGGTAGACGATGGACTTAATACTGTATATAGTGAAGCGGGTAAAAATCTCGGAGTATATACTGCCTCTCCAAATCATGTTTTAGAAATAACTGGTGACATTTTAGTAAGAGGCGACTATACTTCTAATTATAAGAATTTAGTTGATCATTTTGATTCTGCCAATGGCATTAGTAGTTTTGGACAATACAGATTAGCCGGCGGTGTAAATGCTGCACCAAGCTTATTTACATATTATCCTGAAGGTGGTATTTTAAGAGCAGGACAAATAATTGCCTCGGAACACAGTAATGATTCTATGGGCGCACATTCTATTGGTATTGGTTATAAAAATAAAGTTATCGGAGACTATAGTACAGTCTTAGGCGGAAATGCTGGTCATGCTGCAGGAGACTATAGTACAGTCTTAGGTGGTGTTACAAGCAGGGCTGACGGAAACTATAGTACAGTCTTAGGTGGCAATGGAAGTAGTGTTTCCGGTAATTATTCTATGGTAGCAAATGCTTTCAGTACATCGAAAGTTGATAGTCTAGGATCATATTCAACTGTCATAGGTGCGTATGGCGGTAATATATATGGTACAAAATCGATTATCATTGGCGGTCAAAGTGTTAATATCGGTGGCGCAGGTCAGGGTTCTCAGCCATCATATAGTATGATATTGAACAGCTATAATTCACAGATAGACAGTACTTCAGACTATTCTAGTATGATATCTGCATATTCTGGATCCAGAATAAAATCGCAAAGAAACACAATTATCGGTGGTGCAGGAGCCGTCACATTAGAAGCTGACTACGCCGCAGCATTTAATGTCCAAGGCAGTACTACGATTTCGGGCTCATACGCAACTGCATTAAATGCGAGTGGTACTATTGAAGGTAGTCGTGCAATTGCAATAGGTGGCACAAGTCACACTATATCAGGCACTAGATCAATATCTATAGGTGGTAATAATACAAAAATACTCGGCGCTAACAATGTATCTATAGCAATGGGCACCGGCTCTAATCATATTAAAGGATCGTATTCAGTCTTTATAGGCGACGGCAATAAAGATTCTGATAGATCAACTTTTAACGGAACAACCGGCACAAGATCAGGCAATTTCTTTATAGGTAGAGACAATATTGTAGATTCCGATGCTCATAATGTGCAAAATACATATGTGATTGGTAAAAATAATAGAATTACAACAACATTAAGTAAGCCCGTATTTCTTATAGGTCAGAACACAGAATTAACTAATCCTCCTGGTGGACACGCAAATCAAATTGTTTTGAGTAATCCAACAAATTCAAATCTTGTCGGCGAAAGCAATAATACGAAAGTTGCAATAGGTAGATCATATGCTAGAGGTGCGCTTGATGTTTCTGGTGGTACAATTCACTTTGGACATAAGAGTGGAGTAACATTCGCTGGCACTGGCGTCTCCGGAACACCACTCACTGTTCCTGGCGATAGTTATGATGCAACAATATATGTTAACGATATAGAACTTAGAGATTACATCTTTGGCATTGAACCCGTTGATATTGAAATAGTTCCTGATCCTGTAGCGTTACCATTGAGTACCGTAATAAGCATTGAACAAAGTAACCCTGCCGTTGTTGTTGTTCAAAATACTAATGGTCTATTGACTGTCGGGAAAACAATTCAATTTGACTTGCCGTCACTGTCTACAATAGGTCAATTCTTAAATGACTCTATTTACACAATTTCCGCTATTGGTCCTCAAGGAGATAGCTTTAGCCTCACAGACATTACAGATACTACTAATGTTAGTACTCTCAAGGGTACTAGTCGATCTAAGCTTAGTGCGGGTGTCATAACTCTTAATAACACAGGCGATCCCGCAACAGATAATTATGATTCATCTTTTTGGGGTGCAGTATCTGGCACTAGCATTCCGTTCGGTGCTTATCTAAAACTTCAACCAATACCTATTGTATCTGTCGCGCCCTCTAAATTCGCAAATAGCGTAATTATTGATAGTGATTTAATTGTTAAGGGAACTACGACACTAGGTGATTCTTTAAGTGTAGCTAAAGACGTAATAATCAACGGCAATTATTTAGATGTTACTAGCGGATATATCAAAGGTGGCAACTATCTAGATATAGCTTCTTATGGTAAATTCGGTGATAGCATTACAGCCGGTGGCGATCTAACTATTGCTGGTTCTATAACTGGTGCTACATTTGGCGAGTTTGGCGATAGCATTACAGCCGGCGGCGATCTAACTATTGCTGGCTCACTTACTGGTGCTACATTTGGTCAGTTTAGTGATAGCGTTAACATTGGTGGTGCTGTATCTGCTACCGGCAAAGGCTTTTTCGGCGATAGTGTTTATATAACAGGTAAACTTACTGTTGCGGGTAGCGTACATTGGTTAGACGATACAGATAATGACAGTTTTTATATTGGCTATAATGCATTAGGCAATCCTATGTCTCTCGACAGCTTTGTTGTTAGACCAGGAAGTGCGATTTATAATGCTGTATTTGATATGTTTGATACAGACTATGTTCAACAAAGAGTTGATTCAGAAAACAACTGGCGTGTATTGCCAGATGCGCTGATATATAATCCAAACGATAAGCCAAAAGCTGTCGCTATAGGCTTATCAAACGATCAGGCATGGACTGGTCAATATAAAACTATGGCAGACGGCGCTACTAATGTAGGTACTTTTCAGACAACTGCATACCAGCAAACTACATCTTTCAATAAAGGCAATTTGAGTGGCGGCACTGGAGATTCTATAGGTCTTGATGTTCAAGGGCGTCTAAATGTAAGAACTAATCCCTTTAGCATGAATAAAGCTATGTACAAAAATGGCGTATATAACGGTGGTAC